ATTCCACTTCGGGTGGTCACCCCTCATGAAGGATATACATGATGCGATGAAGGTGCTTGACAGCCCTATCGAACCGCATCGTGTTAAAGCCTCTGCCACTGGGTCCTGGACGGACCCTTTAGCGTCCCATTCCGTCACAAGTGACGGCGATTGGAAGCGTACTGAACACCGTGAAGGTAAGTACGTGCAGACGGTTAAACTTCAAGGGGATCTCATCATCACAAATCCTAATTTGATGATGATGCAGCAAAACGGGATACTTAATCCCGCTAGCATCGCTTGGGAACTAGTCCCTTTCAGCTTCGTGCTGGATTGGTTCGTGAACGTCGGGGACTACCTCGGCTCACTCACGGATTTTGCGGGTGTGACCTTTCTCAATCCGCATAGGACTGTGTTTACGCGAGCGCACCTGAGCTACTACAAAGACGAAATCCCGCTTCATGGTGGTTTGAATACCAACCATGAGACGTGGGTTGTAGACGGCGTCAGTAACTTCAGGCGGAAGGACCTAGGATCTGGCCCTTCCATTCGTCTCAGGACTCCCAAGCCCTGGGGTATCAGGCGCGGTTTAGCGGCCGCAAGCCTGCTCATGCAGCGCTTCCCTCGTCAAGTGATTGACGACAGCGCACTCCAACTCGCGAAGAAGCGGACGGCCTTCAGGGCCAACAACTTCCCAGCGTTTAATGGAAAATACTACTAACCTCCTTTAAGGAAAGGGTCTTAAATGACTCAACAGACCAACATTACGGTCAAGAAGTACGACGGGGTCACGGATATCGTGTACACCGCTGTGCGTCCTGCTGCTGGCGGAACTCCCGCCGTGTGGCTTGCACCGACCCTCGGAACGGCCGTGGCTCACCAGCCCGAGCTGCGCATCAAGTCTTCCAACAACAAGGCTGGCACTGTCAGTCGCGTCGAGGGGATCTTGGTGTATCCCGAGGTGATCACCGCAACCGATGGTTCGAAGTCCATCGCCAACAAGGCAATCGTCTCGGTAAACGTGACGAACCCGAAGGGCATGGCTACGACCGCGGTCCAAGAGGCTATCGCGCAGGCTCTCAACCTGTTCGCGAGTGCCCACGTGAAGACTCAGGCTATCGAAGGCTTCGCAGCCGTCTAAACCGGAGAATTCATGGCACAAGCCTCCTTACCAGGTGATCTGGAGAAGGTGTACGTCGCATTACTGGACGCACTCGCCTCACCTCTGGCCCAGCACGTAAAACTGCTGGTGAAGAGCCAGAGATGGGATGAACTTGTAAGTATTAAAGTTCGTCCTAGCGCATATGACAAAGCGGAGGATTACTTCCGCGATGCCGCCGCCGTATCCTTCATACGGAAATGCGAGAGTTTGGACACCACGGTTGACCGCCAAGCGGTTGCCGAGGAGAACTTCCTCTTAGCAGAACGGCAATGCGCCCGCTCCAACGAGCGGCTTGCTATTCACTTTCTCGAAGGTGCACTGGACCGTGACAACGGCCTGATTGCTACCCCCGAAGGTGCGTGCGCTCGGCTGATTGCCGAGGCACGGAAAGAAATGAGCAAGTTGCTTGGAAAACTCCCTTCTGACCTAAAAGGTCGGTTTGGACCAGGAGCGACATATGGCGACAAGGGTAGGTATACCACCGTCCCCGATAAGATGTCGTCTCGACCCACTCTAACCACATCAGCACTCTGGTTCCACGTATTTCAGTGGTCCGGAACTGCATGGGCTCACGCCTGTGCTGCTGATGGACGAGAGTCCGAGTTTGTGCGAGGCAACCGCTTCACAACGGTTGCTAAAGATTGTACGAAGGATCGTGGCATAGCCATTGAACCTAGCGTCAATTTGTTCTACCAGCTCGGCGTAGGCCGGGCTATTCGAACCGCACTCAAGAGGAATGTGCACATCGACATTACTCATGGGCAAGCCATTCACAGGCGGGTCGCCTGTGAAGCCAGCACGCATGGCCGACTTGCTACACTCGATCTCTCGAATGCCAGCGATACCATATCTACCAACTTGGTTAAGTTGGTGACCCCTCGACCTTGGTTTGAGTTGCTAAACTCGCTCCGATCTCCTTTCACCCTGTTTCGTGAGAAGTGGGTGCACTTGGAGAAGTTTTCGTCGATGGGAAATGGTTTCACGTTTGAGCTGGAGACAGCAGTATTCCTCGCTGTCATCCTTGCCGTCCGTAATCTCCGCGCGATCGACGACCCTAGGTGGGCGTCGGTGGTGCCGGGGAAGGATATCTTCGTTTACGGTGATGATATCATCGTACCGACGGAGTTGGCTTCAGACGTGATTGCCGCGCTCACCTACTGTGGCTGCAGCATTAACAAGGATAAGTCCTTCGTTGATGGGCCCTTTAGGGAATCTTGTGGTGGGGACTACTTCGGGGGGGTGGACGTACGTCCATTCTTCCTAAAGGAGTTCCCGGATGAACCGCAAGACTGGATTACAGTCGTTAACGGCCTCAGAAACATGGCCGTCCAAGAAGAAAAGGACGGTTTTGATCTGGGGCGCAGTTATCTTCTGCGTCCTTGGTTTGTCGCTCAGGATTCACTTCCAACTCACATTCGAAGGTTACGAGGCCCTAAAAAGCTTGGTGACCTGGTCATCCATGACGAATGTGAGCGGTGGCAAACCCGCAAGCGCGGAGCAATTCACTACATACGCGCCTACAGGCCAGCCCGGTTCTCACGAATCGGCTGGCAAAACTGGAAAGGCGAAGTAGTGCTGGCGACAGCCGTCTACGGAACCGGAGATGGCAAACTGGGGGTAACCCCCCGGGATGCTGTCCTCGGCTACAAGGTCGGCTGGGTACCGTTGCCAAGCGCGTCCTCTAACTGGCTTCCAGCCAGTGAGGGTGGCGCAGCCCCAATTCCCCCCGAACCGTATATCCCCGTGAGGGGACAACAGGTGGACCTGGTGACAGGTCCGTACGAGGGTCCGTCTGTCCCAGCCCCGCTCGTGAGAGCTCGGCTGAATCAGATGGTTTGGGAGATCCGCCGTGAGGCGGTGAAGGCACGGTCACAGGATTAACCTGTGCGTTCGTGACAGTGTGTCACGTGGAGGGTCCTTTTGGATCCACAAAGCGGAGAATGTGCGCTGCA